AAGTCTAAAGCGCCATTGGTGGTGTAAAGATTCTTAGCAAACCCTGCCAACTTGTCCATCAAGCCGGGATCAGAACTATAGCTGTAAGCATCTGGCATCACATAGTTGTTGGATGTATTGCCTGCCGGGTTGTTAAAAGCATCGCTCTCAAGCGTCAAGTAGTCAGTATTTAGATTGGTCAGACCTGACGTATCGCCGCTATTGCCGGGATTATATTCACCAAAATTTAAATCAACAGACATCTTTAACCCCTTAATAATCGTGCAAGGGCATCTATATCAGCAGATGCCAAGTTTTTAGGTGCTCCAAGATCACGTAACTTGTAAGCGATATCCCCGCCAAACAATTCTTCCATCAATTTTATATTGGCATACGGGTCTTGGCTAGGGGCATTTTGCCCCTGAGCCGCAGTTTGTTCTGCGGTTTTCTTCTTGATAGGCACACAGCTTTTGCCGTCTGCGCTTAATTCAAAGCCTTCGGTGCATTTGATAGGGCCGGTGGTCTTAACAATCGGGACGCAAGACTTGCCGTCGGCACTGAGTTTAAACCCTTCGCCGCATTTGATCGGCGGAGGTTTGGTGGTTGTTGGCAGGACACATTGACCGGTTTCTGCGTCACGGACATACCCTTCGGGGCAGTCTTTCTTTGTATCATCATCAACTTTGATGTCGTCGTCTTTTTTGTCTTTAATAATAAGCTCGTCTATCTCATCGTCTTTTTTGTCGTCGTCTTTGTCGTCTTTTTTGGTGGTGTCTAGCTCGCCAATAGTGCCCTTGATGCGATTTCCCGTAATATCTAAGCTGTCAATATTGTCGCCCTTGACGGTTTTGTCGCCAACAAAGGAGTCGCCAAAGTTAGAGTTAAACATGGCAAACAAATCATCGTTCGTTAATTTGCTTGCGTTTAAATCGCCGGTATTTTTAATGCCTTTGTATTTTAAAAGGTCTGCCAACTCATCATCAAATGTGCTGGGTGTACCCTGTGCAATCTTGTCCAAGTCGCCTTGGTTTTGATAGAACATGGCAATATCGTCTGCAAAATTGTTTGCGTCAAACTTTTGCACAAAATCGTCTTTGACAACCCAAACCCCTTTACCCGGAAGGAGAGAGTAGTCTATATAAGAACCCATAGGCTTGGTCTCTTTAAGAAACTTGCCTTCTGAGTCATAAACCTCTTTAACATCATCGGCCACACTAAGCAAGCGCAGACCGGCAGGCGGTGTAAAACCTGCAGGTACAGATTCTTGAAACAAAGGAACTCCGGCAACGTCTATTGAATATGGGCCAGCAACCTGAGTGCCGCCCGGCAGTTGGAAGTCATCATCCGTGCCAGCATCTGCAACTTTAGTGCCCTTGCTTGTGTTTTTCATTGCCTGCGTAGCGGCAGAGAATGCAGCACTGATTGCCTCGTTAGGGGAAAGCTTTCCATCATTCAAAGTAGACGACACAATGTTTGTGACAAACTTCTTCTCTGTAGCGTTTAAACCATCAAAGCCGGGAATCTCGCCAAGGACTGCGGTTGTTGCTGCCCCCACACCTTGATTAACAAGCAGACTGCCAAGGTCTACGTTACCTCCACCAGCAACATACGACCCCGCAGTTTTGCCAATAATATCTGACCCCGTCTTGCCAAACACATCTTTAATGTCTTTGGCAAAGTTTGCACCGGTCTCGCCAAACAAGTTTGTATCCACGCCTGTGTCAGTCAAGCCTTTAAATGCCTCCTGTCCAAGCTGAGACAAAACGTATGACTTGAAAACATCTTTTGCATCTTTGCCCATTGCTACGTTTAAAGCGGCATTACCTGCTGGGCCACCAATCCAAGTTGCGCCAATCTGTGCAATGGCGTTAAGTATGGGGTCGTTCCCTAGCAAGTTAACAAGATCGTTAGAAGAATGGCCGGTAGTATAAAAATACGGATTACCCTTGTCGTCAAAATGAACACGGTAAGCAGTGTTGCCTTTGCCCGAAGTTGTTCCTGACCAAATATTTTCAGACCCGCTTTTGTCGTAATCGCCAAGCAGAGTTTGTCCGGTAGTTTTATTGCCAATAATTTTTTGAATGCCTGTTGGCGCTGTGTAAGCAGTTTCAGCCGTACCCGCATCACCGCCTGAATATACAGTGCCCTGTGTAACTAATTTAGCGTCAACAGGATTGCCCTTGGAGTCTTTGTACCCTACGATACGCGCTTCCATAATAGGGCCGTTTTCATCGTACCCGCCTGTATTGACGTATTCATATATCGGTGTAACAGCTTCATCAACTTTTTTGTCAACTAAGCCAACTTCTGTAATATCTTTAACGCCGGATGCATACAAGTTTTCAGCCATAGCGCGAGCATTAGCTTGGGCAGAACCCCAGCCTTCACCCGTCCACTTAGATGTGGTGTTTTGAGCCAAAATTTGTTGCGTTAGTTTGTCTACAATTGCGGTATCTAAACTGTAATCTTTGCCTTGAAATTGTTTGGTATACAGGTTTAAAGCATCTGTAACAGGGGGAGGTTTAGCACCCGCCACTACGCCGGTGTTGGCATTCCCGACAACGCCTGCGTTAGAAGATGGAGGAGCAAACCCTGCAAGTCCGGTTAAATAATCCCAATTAGTGTCAGTCTGTTTGCCATATTGAGCGTCGGCTGCGGAACGAATCTGCGCATCATTAAAGCCCGAGCTTCGTGTATCTGCGTATAGCTTGGCAAGATCTGTGTCAGACATGCCGGTAATGTTTTTTGGCAGATTAATAACAGGCGCAGCAGTGCTTTTATCTTGATAAGTTTGCATTAACTTCTCAAAGTCAGAAGGCTCTTCAACCTTCTGATAGCTTTGCATTAGCTTTTCAAATTCCGTTGGCTCTGCCATGTTTAAACCTTGATCTTTAAGCGGTTGTCGGCAGTGTCTCTGTACACTTCGCCCACACGCAGATTAGCCAAATCAGCTTGTGTTGGCAAGGTATCAATGTTGATATTTAACTGCGCAATATTGATTGGCTGAATAGCGTTTAAACGTTGAAAGAACAAGTTCAACACGTTCAACATCTGACCCATGTAGGCTGCGTCATACTCTGGCGGTGGGGCCGGTAGGCGCGGTGGAGCTTCTTGCATAAAACTCATGAGTTACCCCTTCTGCCGTCTGATTTGATGTCAATACGAGGCGCACCTAACTGCCATGTTGTGCCAACCTGCGTCGATTCCATTTGGAATATCAACTGCCTACCACGGACACGGATGTACACCTGCCCTGTAAACTCCTCAATCGGGGCGGTGGCAATACGCTGAATAGAAGCATTGCTTGTATTTGCCGTAGAGCGTGGATCAGTTGCGCCTGATCCTGAGTTCTCAAACGGGATCAAAGTCATAGTACATTGAGGTGTACCGCTGGTAGAGCCACGGAAGGTCAAGTCAGGCAGGACGCGCCAAATGAACCCAAAGTTATGACCGTCGTCAATGTCAAACTCAGAAGAGCCGATCAAGGCGCTGATAGCCGTAGTTGTGGCTGTAGCATTGTCGTCCACGCCAAGTTCATGGTTGACCAAGTTATTGATATACGTTGCACCCAAGGGGTAGTTGCGCAAGCCTGAATCCAACCACGCAGATCGTGCCATCGTGCCGTAGTACCAGATGTCCTCAAGGTAGTTGTAAATAACGTACTTATCAACGGTATTGCTACCGGCAGAGCAGTAGAACCACCACGCTTCATTGAAGCCTTCGTTGGTTCCGGCAAACACTTGGGATGCCTGCGTCAAGTTAATGTCGCTAAAAATGTACTGCCGCAGGTCGCAACGCAGGGTTTGCACACGTCCATCGTATTTGTAGAACTTGTCTACGCCCATCCAATACACCACGCCAGAAGCTAGGCAAACTGCGTTGGGGCCAATAATTGATACGTTGTCGCCAAGCAGTTGGGAGGCCCAAACCACGGGTGGGCCGACGTATTGAAGCGAGTAGATGGCGGAGTCCGTAAACACCACAATCTCTTGACGGGCTTGGATGGAAGTGACAATCTCAGAGCCATGAGACAACTGCAGGCTACCGGCTTGGTTTGTTGGGGCAGGAGTCCAAGTAAGGATGCTTTCTTGATCCGACCAGCGAATCAGCATAGGGTTTAAACTAGATGAGCCGTAGTCATCACATCCAAACGCAAACACAAAACGGCTTGCGTCGGACACAAATACAGACAAAAGCACAACAGGTACATCTGCGTCTGCTCCCCCAATGCTAGATACCAACACTGCCCGGGTGTTTAAACCATTGGTTTGATCCCAATAGTACAAAGCGCCACCACGGGGAGCTAACAATAAATCTTCGCCAAAGTTAGATTGACTCCACAAACGAAGGGAAGATGTGGACGTTCCGCCTGTTCCCCACAGGCCAGCACCCCACGCGCCAGCACCCCAACCGATTAAAGGAACTGCGTACTCAGGGCCAACGTTAATTTGATAAGCAGCTACGACGGAAGCACCGCCCGTAGCGCCTGCCGCAATAACAATAGGTGTGGTGATGGTGTATGAGTTAGCATCAATGACCGTAATCTGAAACTCTGCGTTGTACGTAGTTGCGTACGTACCTGTAGCGCCGCTGAACGTCACAAAGTCGCCGGTTGCAGCGCCGTGCGCAGTATCTGTTACGGTGACAGTTGTTGTGCCGTTACCCAAAAAAGGGTTGTTGTTAATTGTGCTGCTTGCACGAATGGGGGTGATATCGTTGTATTCGCCACCGGACTCAATGTAGAACTTTAAGTTAGTGCCTACTCCTATAAGGTTTGCACCGCCAAGGGTGACCCAATTCCACAATGACCGGCATACACCTTCGTAAGTCTCATCGGAGATGCGAACCCATCCGCCAATCTTTTCGGGGGTTCCAGAACGGAACCGAATCTTCTCAGACTCATACCATCCACCAGCCGCATTAGTGCCGGAATTTACAGACCCTAAAGCCTCGGATGCGTACCGTGTATTTTCCCGGTTAACCCCCGGCCTGAATAGAATCTTTTTTAATGG